TGATACTACAGGAATTCGGGATAAACAATGATACTATTGCAAAACTTATTACGGGAAATTTCTTTTGGTGCGTCACAACCATATGCTACGCAATTTACGTGGTCTACATTTTACGTAATGGGACAAACATATTATGAAAGTAAATTTGATGCGGATGGTCAACATGTAGAAATGACCATGTCTCCGATTAACACGCAGAATGCAGAACGAGAATATATTTTTGTGTTCATGACTCGGGATAAATGGGGAACATCATCTTATTCACACAATTCGTCGGTAGCTAAAGGACACATAGACTATCTGCGTCTGATACGCACTGTAGGAGAAGCTATCATGGATTTTTGTGTGCAATATGCCCCTGAAGCAGTTGATATAAGTGGCGGAGATGCTGACTCGACTATGAAGCAAAAAAAGAATCGCATATATGCTTCATTTCTACAACATAATGCAGGTCGCCTAGCACAATCAGGATATACATCTTTACAACGCGGAGATTCACTTTGGATTGTTCGCAAACAAGATGCAGATTCCACAGGAATTCAGGATAAACAATGATACGACTAAAACCATTATTAGAACAATATGAATTGGACCAATCCACCATACAACGCGTTGCTACGTCAATGGGTGAAACTCTAGGTGAACGTTTGGGTAGAGGTGCCAATGGTGTTGCGTATGCAACGACATCAGGACGCGTCTTGAAACTTACCCAAGATGATTATGAAGTTGCCTTAGCATCGCGATTACGCACAAAGCGTTTATACAAACACATTGTTAATGTTGATGATGTACGACGTATTGCTGGTTCAGACTATTATGTCATTTTAATGGATCGAGTTACTCCGTTGAATCGCACCGAACAAGCAACATGGAATTGGATTCAACAACGCTTTTTGGATCGACGCAATTCAGATGAAGAATTTCGAACGGGACAAACCATTGCCTTGATGCCCTCACAAACTCGACAAGGCGAACCATTAGACCCGGAATTTGTACAACGGTGCCTCGCACAACGTGCCGGCATACTTCGTGATTTTTCCGAACTACGCATTGACCCGAACGAAGCCCACGCCGGCAACATGGGGTTTAATCGTCACGGCAACCTAGTGCATTTTGATGCATGGCAAACAGAACATTACACCCAAGCCCAACGCCGAGACCCGGGAGAATATGAATATTACAAGGAACTAGGATACAAAGCACCACGCACTAACCGTCGCGCGACGCAACGTGGATTTGGACAAGACATTGAGATGGATTTAGACGGCGCTGAGTAGTTGGCGGACCGAATCGGAATGTAGTCGTAGACGTAATGGGCGGGAGGGACGCTTTTTATTAATATTGAAATACAAACGTACTAATATTTATAATAAATTTTTAGGAATAACATGACACTTAAATTAAAAACACTTTTAGAAGGTTTTGCGTGGGAACGCGAACCAGGTAAGGCTTTACCTACCTTGGCTGATACGACGGCAGCATATGAACGTAAATTGGCTGAGCAAGGCTATTATGATTATGAACGTAAACGTGGTAAATTTGGGCCAGGGTCTCGTTATAATGATGAACCTGGATTCGATAAAGGTATGTACGGTGGATTTGCAAATGATAATATTGTAAATACAAAATGGGATGACATTGTTGATGAATATAACAATAAACCTGGATACAAAGTTGAATCAAATGCAACGCGGGGTTCATATATGGCAAAGATTACAAATACAGAATCCGGCGATGAGTTCCAAGTTAAATTTAGAAATCAAGCTTGGACATATGATGCTAAAATAGCTGGAAAATACATGAGATTTGATTCAACTGCTGACTTAATTAATAATTTCAATGAAATCAATGGAATGCAGACAGAAGGTGCTGACGAACCTCAATATAGTTACGACGATCCGGATGGTATTGATTTTGATGATGAAAACTTTTCAGATCCATTTCTAGATGATCCAGACTTCATGGATGAAACCGCAAAACTAGATTACATTGATTTGGATAACGACGGCAACGAAAAAGAGACAATGCGTAAAGCTGCAGCTGATAAAAAATCAATGAAAGAATCTGTATCATTAAACCAACGCATTTTAAATAACCTTAACGGTTCAAATTATATTCTTAAAGAAACATTTAAAAGAAAATAAAGATGCCTGCTACCTTAGGCAATACGTTTTGAGGTAAACGTATGAAAGTGCGTCGAAAGGCGCATTTTTTTTTTTTGCAATATATTTATATAAAAGATTAAAAAGGATAAAAATGGCAAACACTAAACTGAAAAATTTACTTGCTGAAAATATGCGTAGATTTGGAACTAAAAATCTAACTGAATCGAATGATCCAACTCAATTTACAAAACAATATATTCAGCGAGGGTATCTAAATGATGCCGGAGAAATGTCAGATGTTGGAGAGGAACTAGCTGAGTTACTAGACCAGCCAAAAATGGAATATTTGCAAATTGTTCAACAAGCAGTTGCATTATTTAAAAAATGGACCAATGAAAAGAAACCAGCGCCATTTAGTGTATACATGCTTGTACACGAAGCTCCAGCGTTAATTGATAAAATGCAAAAGGGAAGTAAACGTGCATGGGACGAAATGGCATCACATCTTGGAGGTATTGTAGATGCTGTAACCGATGAAGATAAATCTGAGTATGTTACAGATTATGAACCAGACAGTGATGATATGATTTAATCTACATTTATTAATTAAAGTGCTAGTAGAAATATTAGCACTTTTTTCATGTTCTAGCAAACTTTTCTTCCAAAAGATTAGGATCCTATTATTAAAATGCTTATCTTTATGTATAGCAATTAAGGATAGTCTTTAATTGCATTAATTTAAAAATAAGAGCAATGAACAATGAACAAAGTATTTTATTAACAATTAGACATCAGATGTCAACGTTAGGTTATTCGGAAGATGAAATTAATTTACAAGATGAATCAATTTCACATTTTACAAAATTATTAGTAAATAGTATTAATTTAGAAAGAAAACGTAAAACTCAGTTGTCTGCACCAAATTCTGAAAAGTATAAATATTTTATGCATATAAACAATCCTGACTTTAATCGTTCTTGGGCGCATGATGCATTAATGTCTTGTTTTGATTCTGATTGGGGAGTTGCTGTTACGACACGTGATATTGATACATGTATTGCAATTGTGCAAGAAGTAACTGAATTTTGTAAAACACATCGGGTTCCAAGCTCTGTAGTAGATTTTTATAAAAATACGCCTGCATTGTTAGCTGCAGATAATTGGAAAGACTTAAGATATAACGGTATTGTAGATGCATATTGTGATGAAGATCAATCCGAATATGTTGACGGAGTTACAGGTGAAGACTAACTAAACAAATTAAAACTTTATAATAGCCTCACAAACCGTGGGGCTTTTTTTATGTTCTAATATTTATTAATATGAATAGGTTATTTGCTTTTATCGTAGGTACGTTTTTTACAATGCTTGCTGGGTTATATTGTTTGATAATAGAAAATGTTTTAATTATTAAAGGTAACAATGGCAACAGTAAAAAAAGTAAAAGGCAATTCGGCAGTAAAAGCACACATTGCTAAACCAAAAGTTAAACGACCTGGAATTCATGCTAAAACAAAAATTAGCCGAAGTAAAAATGCAACTAATTATACTAAAACATACGCAGCACAAGGACGATGATTAAATTAAAAGACATATTAACAGAATCAACTGATAATTTATTGCAGACATTTCCAATTGGATCTAAAAACTTCAATGTTGGTTATGATGCTGAAATTAGTCGTGATCCAAAACAAATGACTCGCGATATCGGGATACCGAATTCCGATTATGGTGGTGGCGATGCCGCACACCGATCTCGTGGTGGTCATTTAGGTATTGATATTTTCGCACCAAAAGGAGAACCAGTAGTAGCTCCGGTTACTGGAACAATTGTTTCAGTCAGCAAAACGAATAAAGGCGCTGGTGGTAAATCTGCAACTATTGAGAACAACGGTTTAAGTTTTTACATGGCACATTTAGATCAAGTATACGTTGAGGAAGGGCAAGACATCGAAGCTGGACAATTAATCGGAACTTGTGGTAGTACGGGTAATGCGGCAGGTACGCACCCGCACGTGCACTTTAGTATATATCGTACAAAAGAAGGTTATACTAAAGGTTCTATTAATCCGTGGCCTAGTTTGCAAAATGTATTGTATTCTGTAACAAAATCTGACAGAAATTTGCAAGATTTGCATGCAAAATTAGAAAAATTAGGTTTTAATTTAGGTGATGAAACTGAAAATAAAATAAATGGACCAAAAACCCGCGCGGCTTTGTCAAAATTAAATAAAAAATATCAACAAAATCAACAAACAGGCGGATTTTCTGATAAAGTTGCTGGTTTTATTTCTGGAATTGTTAATTCAGACTTTGCACAATCAATTTTAGGTAACAAAATACCAGTAAACGCCCCGGAACAACCTAAAATTGCAACAAGTTCCGGCGATATGACAAATCCAGCAAACCGTGTTATCACATTTTTAAAGAATAAAGGTTTAACTACGTCACAATCATCGGGTGTAGCAGGAAATTTATCGGTCGAATCGCAATTTCAAACCGATGTTGTTGGAGATAATGGCACTTCGTATGGTTTAGCACAATGGCACAACGATCGTTGGGATAAATTAAAAAAATATTGTGCAAAAAATGACCTAGATCCTGCATCATTTATCGGACAAATGGAATTTCTTTGGTGGGAACTTAAAACTAATTCTAGATTAGGATATTCCGAATTAATTAAGCAAAAAAATCCAAGAGATGCTGCCGAAGTATTTGCTAAAAACTTCGAACGTCCTGCGCATATCTCAAGTAAGCGTATGGATAATGCTGAAGATTATTATAATGAATATACAAAAAACGCAGCAGACAAAATTGTGTAAAAAAGGAAAACATGTTTGAAAAATTAATTTCTACTTTAATGGCATCACGAGACCAAGCCCATGTATTTCATTGGCAAGTAACCGGACCTGGTTCATTTGCAATGCACATAGCATTAAATACATATTATGATGCAATTCCAGGTTTAACTGATGGTTTAGTGGAATCATATCAAGGTAAACACGGAATCGTTAAAGGATACACTCCGGCAGAAAAGTTTGATGAATTTAAACAAGATACAGTTCTTAAATATTTTAAAGGTTTAGCAATGTTCGTTGAACGTTCATATGACAAACTAGATGCAAAAGATACATACATTTTAAATCAAGTTGACAATGTAAAAGAGTTAATTTATTCAACTATCTATAAATTAGAAAATCTTAATTAATTATGAAACTATTTGATATCAACAATTCAGCACATTTGAAAATTCTGCGAGAAGAATTATTTCGTGCTAAACGCATTTTACAAGAAGGCTATTCAGCCGATTCTATTTGGGATACTATGACCCAAACCGACCGTAAAGAGGCATTATACGTAGCCAAAGTACAAGATCCGACTAAATATCAAGACGGTGTGTGGGACAATATTCCAGCTGATATACAAGATTTAATTGATTTATCGGATTATGCAATTGCAGACGATGATCAGGCTGGTAGATCTTTATTACGTGGCATTCAAAATGCAGTACGTCAAAATCCAACTGCGCAGGTATTTGTGGATAAATTTCTTAAGAAAATCGGACGTACTGAATTAAATAAAATAACCGTTGATCAAGCATCCAAGTTAAATACCGGTATTTGGCAATATATTGCTTCAAAAAATGCACCAAATAATACTACAACTACATTTGATTTGAATCCACGTGACGTACCGTCTGGTGCTCCTAGTAAAAATCGAGATTGGCGAGGTGGATATTACACAGGAGATTAATGGATCCTGTAAAATTCATTCCGATTACTTGTCAAGTTGGAAATGTTGAAGTTCGTAAATTCATCAATATTACACATATAGTGGAAGTATATCAAGAACATGACAACGTTGTGATAGAATATGCATCGGGTCGTCGTTTAATACTACCAAACCAAAACATTGACGTATTTATGGACCGTTTTAAGTAATACATATATTTATATAAAAGAAAAAGGTTAATATGACATCACAAGAACTTTTCCAAGAAATGGAACAGCATTGGTTATCTTTCAAAGAAAATCACGAACGTTTTACTGACAAACAAGTTAAAGCGGCAGGCGTTAGAGCTAGAAAATCAATCAATGAATTGAAAAAATTAGTTAGCAAATATCGTACGACGCAATTAACTGAATCAAAAGCCGAACAATGAAACAACTAGAATATATAATTAAAAGTGCATTGCAAGTATTAGCAGAACAGGCGCCAGAAGCGCCTAAAAAAGAAACTGATAATGCTAATACCGATGCAGTTGATTCGCCATTTACACCTGCTGAAGAAAAATTCTTAGGTAAATTTGATGCGTATGGAACGACCCACTTAGGAATTATATATTCGCCATCGGATATCGGCATTCGCGAATTTATATCGCGTAGCGGGGCAGATCTTAATTTAACTCCGGGAACATTGATTAGTTTGCTAAGAAAGAAAGCTATTAAAATTGTTCCTTATACAGGTTATGGTCGCGATACTGATTATACCGTTGAATTGCAATTATCATTAGATGACGTTAAAGGTTTAGGTGCTGAAGATAAAGCTGCAGCAGAAAAAGGAAGTTCATCATCAGGCGCTGCAGATATGGGTGGCAGTGAAATGCCGCCTCCACCTCCAACAGGACCAGCACCAGAAGTAGCATGGGTTATTCCATATGGCGATTTAATTACAGAATCAACAAAAATTGCCAAACGTTTAATTTCCGAAAAAGCAAAATCCAACAAAAAAAAATCCGACTCGGCTACAGTGCATGTTGATAAGTCTCGCATTTTAAAACGTTTACCAAAATCATACATTTCACAATTAGAACGTATAATTGATATGATGGGTAAACGAGCTCACACTGCTTTCGAGAAACAACGTATAGTTGCTGATATTTTAGATAATTTAGCTGTTAATTTGAAGCTAACTGATAAACAAATACGTAAATCGTATGAATTTTATAAAAATCAGAACAAATTAAAATCAGTTGTTGACGATTTGAATGAAAATTTCATACTAGAAGCAAAACCAAAAGTTAAATCGGCAGAATGGTTGGCATTGAAACCTGAAATGAACAATGCTATTCAGTTTTGGCAAAATATTAATATCGCAATTGGTAGTTGGAATTTTGACGAAAACTTGTTAGCTTCTACATGTATTAAACGCATCAAAAACAGAAAAAGTGCAATTATAATCGATGCAATTGGTTTAATTTTATATGCAGGGAGTCAAACCAATAATTCAGTAGCATTTTCATTTTTAGATGATAATTTTCAAAATTGGGATGAAGCGGTGTCATCTAGGGGCATATGGACATTGAAAGGATTATTTGAAAATAAAGATGTAGTAGAATCTGGATTTGAGTGGGATGGTCGTAGTAGCAATCCAGCTATCGATTCTTTACGTAATAAAGCTGTTGCTCGAGTTTCAGCTGGAACAAAATTATCAAAACAATTTTTTTATTATCCAACATACAGCAAAAATGACGTTGGTAAAATAAAACAAATTTTATTATCGCCATATATCAAATAAATTTTGGAAGTTTAAATTATTTTTCTTATTATAATAGTAAGATTTAATAAATTTAAAAAACAAAACAAAAATGAGTTATTACACAGCAAAAGTCCAATTGACGGACGAAGTAGACACGCCTAAAGGTGTGAAAATTAAAAAAAGTACAGAAACGTATCTTGTCGAAGCATTATCAGTAACTGAAGCAGAAGCTAAAGTTGTTAAAGACTTCACCGGATATAGTTTCGATTTCGAAGTAAAATCAGTTACTGCGAGTAAAATCATTAAAATCTTAGAATAATGGTATTAAAACCTGGAGTAACCGTTATTGTAACGGAAAATGGTTCACATCAAGTAGGTGTGATACTAGACCGATATATGCTTAACAAGCAACTAGTATTCGATGTATTGTTAGAAACGCGAAGTGCAAAAATTATGTTGTCAACTACAACTTCTAAAAATATACACATTAATAAAATGTTATCGGAAAAACTTTGCGAATCGGGGCTTATTCAAACTACAATTCCTTATAAGACATTGTTAGAAAATGATGATCTTCCTATTTGTCACTCGTAATTAAATTTATTATGCAATCAAACGAATTAGAAACTAAAATTTTAGGAATAGTTGGTGATCCGAGTGAACAAAAGAAACAATGGGATGCATTAACACCGACAGATCCAGATTACATGATGTATAGCCCCAAACCAGTTGGATATCATGATACAAATGAACAATTGTATTTATTTCAAAATTTGTTAGTAGGATTTATGCCACCGCAATCAATACTAGATATTGGTTGTGGACGTGGCGATATGTGTCATTTTATTGCAGACTTTTTTAATGGACAATCTCCATATACAGGTGTTGACCATAATCCAATCATGTCAGACCTTGCTAAACAAAAATATGGATACGATGTTCTTACCGGAGCATTTGAAACCATGGAATTGCAAAAACATGATTGGGTAGTAGCTTCTGGAGTATTTACTCAACGACGTTGCGAAAAAGAAGATACGGATCTTCAAAAATTATTTGCAGATATAGATATCATGTATAATCTAGCAAATACAACGGTAGCATTTAACTTGTTATCTCCAATCAACAATACACATCACGAAGGATTCTTTTATGTACATCCTGGACTAGTAATGGACATGTTGATTGAAAAATATCGTTATGTTACAGTTCGTCATAACTATGCAAACGATGTATACACAGTATTAATTTATAAATTTCAATAAAATGACAACAACAAGTATTAACCAACCATGGGCAATTAGCGATGATTTCAGAAGCCGTTATGGTAACACGTGGGCAGATTTAGATTTTGTGTGTGCCCCTAAAATTTCAGTCGAAAATTTTAAAACAGATGCTATGAATACAAGTATGGGTGATTTGCACATTGCTAACCAACAAATTCCAATGCGTTATAAAGATTTATTATCTTACGCAAAAATGTTGGATACGCTGTCTACTAACTTGTACGCAGAGAAACTTAATAAAGCCGTTACGGTTGAAGTATCCATAAAAGGACGAACTTTTCAATTGAATAAAACGGAAATTGGCAAATTGGCAACGACATTGCAAGATGCAGTTAACACGTCAATGCGCGCATATGAATTAGGATTATTTATTTAATATTTTAATAATGGAAACATATATTTATTATTATAAATCGGATTCGAAACGCGAACCCATCGGACGTGTAAAAGCAACGAGTTTGCACGAAGCACGAGAATTTATCATGAAAATAAAACAGTTATCGGAAGAATTGGTAACTGAATTATTTGAAATAAAAAGGTGCTAACTCATGAAAACGCTATTTGATTCAATGTTTGTTAACTATGCAGAATATAGTTACTTTAAACAATTAACAAAAAAAGACCGAGTAACATTTTTCATGGAATTATATGAAGCTGAATTGCAACGTAATTCCGGAACAAATTTCGACTTAGCTAATTTTTTTGCGTCAATAAAAGAACAATTAACAGAAACTCCATCTATAGCAGATTTGCCTAAAGGAGTTGATTACGTAGAAGTAATGATTGATTCTGAAAATTTGATGATTGAATCAAATAGTTTGAAAGCAACTCGCCATATTGTATACAAATTTATCGAATCTGGATACATTCTTTGTAGAGATAAAAATATGGAAAAGGAATTCAAACATGATAAAATTACTCGATACATGAGAATATACAATATCATTGATCAGGTATCATGTATTTGCACAAATTAAATTTGAATGGCAAAAAACAATTTACTTCCAGAAACAATCGAAAAACAATTTAACAAGGCTCTCTTCAATCCGGGAGAGCCTGTTTGTATAACTTGGTTAGGCACAAAAAAATACGGTTATGTACAAAATCATAAAAAAACTAATTGGGGCGTTCAATACACGGTCGAAGCGGAATCGCGAAGATACCCGTGTGGAATCCGAATCAAAGAATGGAGCACTGCCTACACCACAGGATGTATCCTATATGACATCACACGAGAAATCGGAAGCGATGAACTTACAAAACGAATTCGGAACAACACACAACCGAGATTTACTAGAGACATTCCTACAGACACCGGAAGCACAACGGTTGAAATCGAGAGCGATGATTCAAGTAGCGGAGGAAATGATGCAACACCTAACGTTGCTAAACGCAAAGACACCACCAAAAGAAATGGCGTGGAAGATGACGTACATGTTAGCACTCCAAGAGTGCAGCAACGTAATACTAAAAAACGAAAAGACGTTAAACTTGACGACGCAATCCAACGACAACGAGAATTTTTAAATGGCTTTGTGAAACGAGATTAAACTTTTCTAAAACTTTTTTGTTTAAACGGTTGGATACTACTGGATTATTTTATATATTTATAATATAATTAATTAGTTAACCACTTAAAAATAAGAGACATGAAAAAGTTGTTGATTTCCGCAGTTGTAGTTTTAATTTCGTTAATTAGTTTTTCACAAACACAATTTAATATACCAGACAGCATTACAGAAGATATTGAATTATCTAAATATGTATTTAATCAAGTCAATACATATAGACAAACATTAAATGTTAAACCATATACATGGTCAGATTCAGTGTATACATCAGCAAATAATTGGAATTTAATTTTAGCTAAACATGGTATATGGGAACATTCGAATTTAATTAAAGTACAAGAATTATTAACTGCGGTACCTATCGTTTCTGACAATGAATATAACGGTAAATTTATATCAGATTACGCTATTGATTCGTGGATTACGTCAAAATCATTCCATGGACATTTATTAAAATTACAAATTGCACAAAAACAAGGGGATACTGCTACAATATATAACTGTAACGGTATAAATATCGATGGAGTTCAATTAGTTAGTATAGGTGCTATATCTGCAATTGTATTACATTACCATAATTATAAAATAATTTATATCGTATTACAATTAAAATAATTAATTAATTTGGTTTACGATATAAATATGCAATTTGTAATGTATCTTGTAAATTTGTTTGAGTTACTTTTGTAACAATCGATTTTAATGCCGGCGCACTTATCTCTTTACCGCCAGTTGACATATCTACTAATACGATAAAAACTTTTGCGTATTGTGCTTGATCGCCACCGGTTTGTATCAAAGCATCAATTGTAGGCACAACACCGATATTATTACTTTCTAAATAAGTTTTAATAGTATTACCCCTGCCATATGCTAACGCTGCATTACCAGATTCAGTTGCAGTTTTTGGACGATATGGTGTTCCAATTGGATATTTTTTTAAATCTGCTTGATCGTTAGGATACCCACTTTTTCCTCCAACAGATCTGTCACCTGATGCACTTGATTCAATTATAATTGATTTAATTTTATAATTTTGATTACTTTGTAAGATAGTATTAAGTTCACTTATCATTTCATCAAGTTCTGATGTATTAGCTAATGTAATTTTATTTGTGACAAATAAAGATTCATCGAACTTTTTTACTAGTTCAGGTTTAGTTGTTGGTACTGTTAATATAGTTGGATTAGTATTAGCTGGTTCTTTTGTTATCGTAGTGCGCATGGTACCATAACAATGTAGTCCTTCTGTTTGTCTAGTCTCAAATGATTTTGGAATACTTAATACAGTGCCTTGTTTCCCTGGGTTTATAAGACTAATTTTAATTCCTGCTGTAGTTTTTACAGATTCATCTGGTTTCATTAATTGCAATAACATTAAATTATTCAAATATAGAACAATATTATTATATGTTGATTCTGAAATTGTTGTTAATGTATTAACAGGTGCACCCGTTGGCGAAAATACTCCATATGTTTTTACGTTACCTGATGTTGATTTTGGTAAGCTTAATGTACGTTTACTAAATGTTATAGGTTCGATTGAATCTCGTTTAGTTGACATAGTATGATATGCAACAACTTTTGCAGCATCATCTTGTGTTACTGAAAATATTACGTTATTTTGTTGAAATACCTTTAAGGTATATGCATATCCAGCTTTCATATACTCATCGGCTTCAAATTCTGTTATTTGTTGACTATTTAAACGTAAATTTTCTGGTGTTGTTATTAATACTTGTTCGTTTAATATAATATTTGATATGTTGGTTATATCAGATTCAGATAAATTTCTTACTCCGAAACGAAGTAAATTTTCTGCTAAAATATTTTTCATATTATTTCCTTTAAGGTTCCTTTCATATAAATATATTACACAATAAAAAACGGTTACTTTGATTTGTGAAATAAATTTCATATAATATAAAAAAATCCTATGATTAGATTTGGTTATGCATGTAATAACATGTTCTTAGGCGCACAAGGTATCCGTACCGGTCGCACAATGATTGACCGCAAATTTCAGCTTGGTGGTCTCAAATTAGCATCAGATATTTCTTTGCAAAATGCTAGCGATTTACTAACTATTCTTAAATGGAACGAAGCACATGGTATTCGATTGTTTCGTTTAGGTAGTGAATTGTTTCCGCGTTGGAATCATTATGAATTGCATGATTTGCCTGGCATTGACGAGATTGCTAAACATTTACGTGCTGCCGGCGATTTTGCAAAGCAACATGGCCATCGCATTACTACACATCCTGGTCCGTTCCACATCTTAGGTAGTCCTGATGCTGCAGTTGTCGATAACAGTCTTGTTAGCTTAGAACGACACAGCGAATTGTTTGACCTTATGGGTTTCGCACCTAGCTTCGAAAACAAGATTAATATTCACGTTGGTGCTACTTACAATGATAAGCCTGGTACTATTGCACGATGGTTACGCAATTATGACAGATTATCAGCATCATGCCGTGCACGTTTAGTTATTGAAAATGACGACAAAGCATCAATGTATTCCGTTCGCGAATTATATGAAATGCTTCATACACAAGTAGGCATTCCGATTACATTTGATTATTGGCATCATACTTTCAATACCGGTGACCTTACGGAGCGTGAAGCATTCTTTTTAGCACGCGAGACGTGGGACAAACACGGCGTAACCCAATGTACCCATTATTCAGAATCTCGTCGTAGAGAGGCTCAGATCCTTATAGAATCGATGTTTGAACATCATGGTATTTCTTTAGAAAATATCGCACAATGGCCGACGTTTCATGCACAATACAAAGAATTCACAAAAATAAAAGAACAGGCTCATGCTGACTTTATCACAAAATTACCAGATACATATGGTGTCAATGCGGTAGATATCATGGTAGAAGCCAAAGCAAAAGAGCAGTCGTTGCTTAAAATTGGAGTAGAATGTTGTACAAAACCGGAGCTGTTTTTAGTTGATTAATATTTATTATTATAATAAAAAACATTAACAAAGGTTACGTATGAAAAACAAAAACAAAATTACAGACGATATCGAAGATGCAAGAAATATCGTACAAATGGTTGGTAAAGCATTTAAAGAAGGCACAACTGACAAGAATTCAGCACTCGATAATTTAGCACGTGCACTAAAGAAATTAGATTCAGCCCGTTATCATTTAGACCGAGAATAATCAAAAACACAATTATGGCAAAAACAAAAACGGCGCCTCCTAAAGGTTACAAAAGAATGCAATGTAAATATTGCGACAATGTGTCAGAACGAGTTGATGAAAAAGCAACTGCTATTACGTGTTGGGAATGTACTTCGAAACTAGTTAATGGACATGTTTTGGAATTACGCAAGTAATTACTTATTATAAAAATAAAAAGTTATGTTAGAAGCAGAAAAAATAAAATCGAATTGGGAACGATATCGAGAATTAGTTAATACATTATTTCCTACCCGGAAAGATGCATTAAATCGAATGTATGATGAATTAGAAGAACGTATGGCGTTTATGCCAGCATCTTCCATGGAACATTTTCATAATGCATTTGCTGGCGGTTATGTAGACCACGTACTTCGTGTAATGGATTGTGCTGAAGCTTTGCATTTTACATGGTCGACTCAAGGTGCAGATATGTCTGGCTATACGCGTGAAGAATTGTTGTTTGCGGCAATGCATCATGATTTAGGTAAAGTAGGATTTCCAGGTGAAGGCAATGAAGTATATCAAATTGAAACTTCAGATTGGCATCGTAAAAATCAAGGTAAAATGTACAAATCAAATCCAAACATTCCGTTTACAATGGTTCCGGATTTATCGGTTTGGTTGTTACAGGAATACGATGTTAAAATGTCTTGGACAGAATACCAGGCAATTAAAATTCATGATGGAATGTATGACGAAGCAAATAAACCGTATTTCGTTGCAAGATCAGCACAAGCTAAATTGAAAACAAATTTGCCAATCATTTTGCATCACGCAGATCATATGGCATCTACAATTGAATTTGAACGTTGGAGAAACAAAAATAATGCTACTCCAAAACCGGTTGTTGAAAAAAGCAAAGTTACTAAAAGCAATGGATTGCGTAATTTAGCAGAAAACAATCCAGAAGTTGAAAAATCATTAACTGACATTTTTAAAGCCTTTAACTCATGACAATATTTTTATCATTAACTAGCATCACATTACTAGTTACATGTGCATATTTTGGATATCGTGCATATGAATTAGCCGGAACTTTAGCTGAGGCTCAAGAATACATTGAAGAGTTGGAAGTAACCAACGTGTATATGTATTCGCGAATTGAACAATCATACGACGTAATGCAAAAAATAGACCGTTTAGGTGCATTTGAATCGGAAGACGAAGCGGGAACGACGTTTCAATTATTAAAAGAAACAATAACAGAATTAAAAGACGTATTCAATGGCGAGACAGAAGAAAAAAAGTAACGTATATTTTACTAGAATAACGGAACTTGCAATATTAGCATATAATCGTACGGAATTGAATCAGGCTTTACGTGAAAAGATTTATCGTAGATTTATTTATCCAGCGCTGATGAAAATGGCAGAAAACCTTATCAATACAGTTAAGCCAACGTATATTGATTCAACATTTTTAGATTTGCAAACCGATTTAGTTACATTCTTAACAGAACGATTATGCAAATTCAATCCGAATGCAGGTAAAGCATATTCTTATTATACGCGAACTTCATTTAATTATTTGATTGCTGAAAACCAAAAAGCATACAGTAAATTAAAATCAGACGCCATAGAATTGGATCTAGATTT